ACTATTTCTAGTCCCCTCAAAACTGCAACTTAAATGCGCTCTGCGCTTATTGAAGCAGTTTTACTCAGCTGCCAGCTTCTCGAAGAAGGACATGTCATCGTCATCAGACAGAGTGACTTCTTCAGCAGTAGCCTTCTTGGCAGGAGCCGAACGAGCGACAGGAGCATAAGTTTCCTCGTCGACAATCTTCTTAGCGGCGGCAGCAGTTGCACCGCCAGCGCCAAGAACCTTATCCAGCTTTGCCTTGAGTTCATCATAAGACTTGAAGTTGGAAGGATCAAGGAAGGCCTTGAGCGAGTGAGTCTGCTTCCAGATCTTTTCCATTTCCTCGTCGTCATTTGACAGAGGAAGCGGCGCTGCGAACTCAGACTTGTCGTAGTTGCGGTAGCCTTCCAAGTTGCGAATCTTCAACTTGAAGTTTGCACCTGCCCAGAGGTCGAATGGGTTCATAGGTTCCTGATCTGGGAAGGCAGGGTTCATCACATCATTCAGCTTATCAAAGATCTTCTTGCCGTACTTAAACAGGAAGACCTTGCCCTCGTTCTCAGGGTTCAGCTGGTCAGTAATAACATAGATGTTGCTCACGAAGTGCAGCTTGCGCTTTTGCTTACGAGCAATTTCCTTGTCTGATTCAAGACCAGAGTTCCACAGCGTGGTGTTGTACTCTGATACTGGATCAGTCTTACCGATAGTTGTGAGGGAGTTTTCAATGTACCAAGATCCAGTTGGACCCTTGAAGCCGTGTTCGAAGAGGCGAACAAACGGAACGTCTTCATCACCTGGAGCAGGAAGGAAGCGGATCACGGCATAACCGTTACCAGCCTTGTCGACGTTGGGGTACCAGAAGCGGTCATCCTTGTAAGAGTCGGCCTGTTGGTTGCCGTTGATCTTATTGAGCTCTGCAGTGAGCTTGTCGAATGACTTTTTACCTGAATTGGCACGCAGTTTGGCAAAATCTGACATATGTGTTCTCCGTATTGTTTGTATTGAATGTATTACACGTATTGGGCACTGTGCCCGCGTTACTATTTATACTACACCAACGGTTGGAATTTGTCAACCAAAACATTTTTCACCTTCAGTGTATCATACTTAAGAAATGGCCTGTACTTCTGAATCTTCTTCAGTACTTCTTCCATCGTTGGGTCGTATTCAAACCTCTTAGACCAGTACGCAATACACTTCACCTGGTCCACGAGGATCACGAGCGTTTCCAGGCTTATCTCTTTTCTGAGGTAGAGCTTGATCACGTTCGGATGGCTGTTGTCGACAACTTTAAAGTTAGAGTCAAAGTCGTCGTCCAATTTATTGATCTCCTCTTTGAAGTTATAGAGAAGTGATTGGTTGCGCTTGAGCCAGCTTGTATAGACTTGTTCTGCAACAGGAGAATAGGCCATCTCTTTGACCCAAGTCTTCTCGTTTTCTACCAAGTTGGCAAGCATGAAGTTTACGGGATCGGTATGCTTTGAGATCTTCATAAAGAAGACCTTATCAGCTCTGGACTCAAAGCTGTTGACGTTTGCTTTTACCTTACCGTTGTATTTGAAGTAGTCGTAACCAGGCTGCGTGAAGTGTTGCTTCAGCGCAAGGTACTCCTTGTAGCAATCATAGGCAGACATGTTATGGGCGGTATCCATTCTCTCTCAATACACGAGCTATGTGAGCTCGAAACTGTTTATCATCATCTAATAGGTATGCTTGGTAGATCTCCCAGACGAAATCATACTTCTTACCGTAAACGGTATAGCCTTTTTCTTGAACAGCATGGATTAGATCATCGGCATCACTATCAAATACTTTGTACCCTCTATCATCCAACTCATCAATCAGATCATCTGTATCAAAGTCATCAAGGTCCACATCGACATCAACGTCAACAGTAACTGTCCTACGTCTTCCCATCACGTCTTCCTTTTGTGCTGAAGGAACTTATAATATAAGCCTTTTTCTCTCCCGTGCGCTTCTATTTCCCAAGGAGTGTCCCAATAGTCGACTTCGTCATCTTCAAAGATCTCGCCCTTCCACTTTACGCGATTGAGGCGGACATAGTCCTTCATTTCACCCTTCGCGTACTGCTTGACGTGGACCATTTCATGCGCGAGCACTAATAGCATATTTCTTTTACCGAGGTTGGGATCAACTGTGATTGTAAAATCTCTTGCTCTGTCATTGGTGTCATTCCAATCACAGTAGCCGTATATATTGCTTCCAAGCTCATCTTCATTGAATTCGATAGTGACTTCAATGCTGTTATAGAGCCTCTCACCAAGAAGGCGCCTACCAAACCACCTGGTAGCTTCCTTGCAAAGCTTGATCGGAACTTTTTTGGGTTTACCTGCCGTTCTTAGTAGCATGTGGATCTCCCATGGTTGTCCGATGGTATTTATATTGGCAGCCTCGCCGTCTTCTTCAGGATATTAAGGTTTTCTGCCTCGATCTCGATCTTGGACTTGATGACCGGGTCTTTTTTGATGAGGCTAGCGGCATAT